TATAATCTTACTATTCAATATCTTCGTCAGTCTGGATACAAGGTTGGCGTTTATCACCACCGTAGAAAGACCAAAAAGGGAACTGTTTCCCCAAAGGGCGGAAAGACTATTCTTGTTATTGATAGTCCAAGCGGCCAACATTTCGAAGGAATAGCAACTTGTTCTAAGGAAGATAACTATAACAAAAAGCTCGGAATTAGGATTGCTCTTGGTCGATCTGGAGTAATAGATTATATATGACAAATGAAGATTATGATATTGATTTAGAATGGAATCATGGCGTTGGGGAGGATGATGCGACAATGCTAGGATTAAAAGAAAAGATTAAAACAGATGAAACTGGCAATATCAATGAATCAAAACTTGGACTGCAACAATGTCTGTCACAAGATAAATAATCTCATACAAAACTATATAAAAGAACACAATACCGTTGAAAATAGGCTCTTAGTTATAGAAATAAAAGAAGTCTCAGATTTTGATAATATACCAAAGCTTGAGGTAATTAACCAAGCTTAGAATATAGGTGTATATAAGTATGGTCTTTTCCATACAGGTATATATCTATGTTCAAGTTTTTAAAGCAGTTTTTTCATAAAACAGACGAAACAGCACGTTCTCCCAAATGGAGAAGTGTTAGAAATGAACACTTAAAGTTAGATCCAATATGTAGAGCTTGTGGGTCAGACGAAGATTTAGAAGTACACCACATTGAGCCAGTTCAACTTTGTCCAGAGAAGGAGTTAGACCCTAATAATTTAATAACTTTGTGTGGCAAACACTGCCACTTTGTTTTTGGCCATTTAATGGATTATAAAAGTTGGAATACAAATGTTGTAGAGGATGCAGCAACTTACTATTCTAAACTCAAACAAAGGCCACGCAAATGAAAACCTTTAAATATATTTTAGGTATTATTTTAGCCTGTTCCACATTATTAGGTATAGCTGGCACAATAGACCCACTAACAGACGATTCAAAATATATAGAATATGGTAAAAAATTTAAATATGTTTATAAGCTTTGCGGAGTGTCAAAAACTAACGAAATGTTCTGCGGGTCTTGTGTAGCCATTGGTCCAAGGTGGGCTTTAACAGCGGCACACGTTATTGATGACGTTAAAATATGTGGCATAAGCGAAGAAGCAAATAAACAAACAATATTAGCATTAGAAACATTTTCTCACGAAGATTATAATAAAGACTTTGGTTATGGAGATATAGGCTTAGTTTATCTATCAAAAGATTTGGATCTAGATTTCTATCCAGAGTTATATAGTAAAGAAGATGAAGTTGGTAAATTGTGCTGTATATCTGGATATGGTTTAACTGGAACATTTTTAACTGGACAAATAAAATCAGATCAGTATAGGCGAGCAGGATCAAACATAATAGATAAAGTAGATAGACACTTATTAATATGTAGTCCAAGTCCATCCATAAGATCTGGTAGAACGCAATTAGAATTTTTAATAGCTAGTGGAGATAGTGGAGGGGGATTATTTATAGATGGAAAACTAGCTGGTATAAATTCTTGTGTAATGCATAATACTGGGCAACAAAGATCAACATATAATAATGAGGCTGGTCACACAAGGGTAAGTAAATACGTAAAGTGGATTAAAAAAACAATGTCTTCCAAAGAAATTACCTTGGAGCTACCAAAAAATAATTGACAAAACGCTTGCGGCGGGTTAGAATAAAGGGACAACAGGAAAGGAATATTATGCTAGTTAAATTTGTAAGCTGCACTCCAGATGCAGAAAAGCTTATGGCCTATTGTGCTAGAGTAAGTAACCCTAGCAATCAAGGCTCTGATAATTACTCTAAATTGCTTAAGTATTGCATCGACCACCAGCACTGGTCTATATTTGAACAGTCTTTTTTAACTCTAGAGTTGAATACCACAAGAGGTCTTGCTGCACAAATTCTTCGGCACCGTAGTTTTACTTTCCAAGAATTTAGTCAGAGATATGCTGACACTACCTTGCTATCAGAAGATATACCACTATTTGAACTTCGTAGGCAAGACAATAAAAATAGACAAAATAGTATTGATGATATTAGCGACGAAATCAAGTCAAAGTGGAATACTAAAATTAGAGAACACTTTGCTAAAGCTAAAGCTATTTATGACGGCATGCTTGAAGATGGCGTAGCAAAAGAGTGTGCTAGGTTTGTATTACCACTGGCCACTCCAACAAGATTATATGTTAGTGGCACTGTTAGATCGTGGATTCACTATATACAGCTAAGAGAAAAGAATGGTACACAAAAAGAGCATCAAGATATAGCTCTAGAATGTAAGAAGATTTTTTGTCAACAATTCCCTATTATAAGTGAGGCTTTGAACTGGTCATGACTCTAAAACTATCTATGTCTGAAAGTGATATTGTGAGAGCAATGAAGAACAATCAATTCTCTCCAGTACAAGTGTTGGCCTCTAGATTTTTCAAAGAAGATCTAAAGAACGTTGAAGCAGACAAGGATGGCATCTTTATATGGAATGATGATATTAATGACTATCAAGCTTATAGATATATTGAAGAAGATCAAGATATAATTATAGATTTCTTAGAAGAGTGGGAAGATTATGAAAATAATTATATTGATGACTTTGCGATGAGTCCAATATCATTTTCTATAGAAAAAAAGAAGTGACAGAAGAATTTTTAAAGGCATGGGCTTGACAGCGACGATAACTGTAGTATCATTGAAGCACGTTCAGTAAATTAGCACTTGTAGGAGATTAGCGATATGAAACTTCACGCCGGTTCGAATGTGATTGAGAAGTCTGGTAACTTTGAAGAGTCTAAGTTTAGCATTGAGGCTTCCTCTAAGGCATTCTTTATTCTTTCTGACGGTCTGTATTCTAATAAGGTACTGGCTGTTATCCGAGAGCTTTCAACCAATGCCTATGATTCTCATGTAGAGGCAGGAAAGAAGGACGTTTCTTTCGACGTTCATATTCCCACTCAGCTTAAGCCCGTCTTTTTTATTCGTGACTACGGTACGGGCATGAGTCATGAAGACTGTATGCAACTTTACACTACGTATTTCCGTAGCACTCGTAATAATAGTAATGACGCTGTTGGTTGCCTTGGTCTTGGCAGCAAGGCTCCATTCGCCTACTGCGACAGCTTTACTGTAGAGTCTTATGTTGATGGTACTTATCGGCTTTATACAGCTTATAAGAATGAGGACGGCAACCCCGTGTTCTCTCTTATGAATGAAACTGTAACGTCGGAGCCTAATGGTATTAAGGTTTCCATCAATGTTAATAGCTACGACATTAGCCGTTTCCACTCTGAATCCTACAAGGTTTACGAATACTTTAATACTAAGCCTAATTTTCTGGCATATAAGCCAGACTATGCAAAGACTAACAAGATTCTTGCTGGTAATAACTGGTACTTTGATGATAACCTTGATGATAACTTGATCGTCATGGGTCAGATTGCTTATCCCATTGATGTTAATCAGTTGAGGTCTAATAACGTTTCAGATCCGCGATGCAAGTTTATTGAAAACTCTAGTGGTCTTCGTATCTTCATGAATATTGGAGATGTGGACATTACTCCTAGCCGCGAATCCTTGTCTTATAGCAAGGAAACTAAGGCTAATATTCTCAATGTGTTGCAGACTATTGTAGATGAGATTGCTACAAAGATTGAGGAACAGATTGCTACTCAGCCGTCACTTTATAAGGCACGAACAAAGTACGTTCAGATTAGTAATCAGTGTTCATCTATCAATTCTGCTATGCAGTCCCTTCAAAAGTCTTTGACATGGAAAGATATGAAGCTCTTTGACAGTGTTGCTGGAGAATATATCGACGTAAAGCATGTTAAACTTACTACGCTTGAAAAGTCACGATACCGTGTGAAGATTGATGTTAAGACAGATGTTGAGCGTATGTACTTCAATGAGCATAATAAGTACTTTATTGACGATCTTAATCGCGGAGGATTGAGCCGCATTAAGCAGCATATGAAGGATAATAGCCATCACCACAGTCAGATGAATTATCTCTATAAGCTTCGCGATGGAGAATCTGTGGATAATTGCCATATGTTTTCTATCATGGGTGATGCAAAGCGTGAGGATGTTATCCTTACTTCTACTCTGCCCAAGGTAGAATATAATCGCTCTAGTACTGGTGCTGGAAGCGGTATGCCAGCGGTGCAGGCTATGGTGTACAACGAAGAAAAGGGACAGTTCGAAGACTGCACTATGAGTGTTAAGTATGAAAATGCCCACTACTTCATTGAGTCTAAAAACGAAGTTCAGTTTGGTCGATCTACTATTGACACATCATATCTGTCTGGTATCCTTAAGTTCGTTCATGAGAAGTATGCAGATGTTCTTGACGATGCCACATTCTACATTGTTAAGCCATCTGTAGCAAAGAATCGTAAGCTTGACGAAAGGCCCAATTGGCGTCCCGGTGTAGAAATTCTTTCTAAGATTTTTAATGAGGCAGTTAAGACTCATAAGCAGGATGTTATTGAGCATCAGCGACGATGCTACCTTTCGAATGGCCGACATGATAAGTGGCAGGATATCTTTATGATGACTCAGACTGATAATGAAGCTAAGAGGATTGTGAGTCAATATAATGATTATATCAAGCAGAGGGATAAAGTCAGTGCTGATATGAGTATCATTTACAATGTTTCTTGTAATCTTATCGATGTAGCTAAGATTGACTTTAGCCACGTAAAGATTGAGGACGATAGGTTTTCTAGGCGTTTCGACAATGAGATCAAGAAGTATCCCTTGCTTAAGTTGCTTGGGAATCCTTGGAATCATGAAGACAAGCTGATGGTTGCACAATATATTGACACAATTGAGAGTGCTGAGAATATGTCTAACACTCTTTGTTCTATGTAAATTAAACACTAAGGAGTTCTATTATGAAATATATTATTGCTAATGACGGTTCGGTTAGTGCTGTGGTCAGTGATCAGACCTATTCTTTTAATAAGTCTCATCCTAATTATAATAAGCTGGTGTATCATCTTAAGACTAATAATGTGGAGCATTTTGAGGCAGCTTACGATATCATCTCTCATGTAAATGCTTACTGCGAGGGGTATGTTAACTGCAATGCTGGATCATTGAATTGGGATGGTATTCAGATGCCAGAAATGTTTACTGGTACTATCTTGGATATGATTAAGCAGGGCTTTCCCTTTGAGCCAATGCTTAATTTCCTTGATAATCTTAGTCAGAATCCATCTGATCATGCCATTGTTGAATTGTTCGACTTTATGGAGCATAAGAACATGCCCATTACTTATGATGGACACTTTCTTGCATATAAGGCTGTTCGTGAGGACTACAAGGATATTTATTCTGGACAGTTTGATAATAGTGTAGGCTCCGTTTGCGAGGTTCCGCGAAATAAGGTTGACAATAATCGTGACGTTGGGTGCGGTGCTGGTCTACATGTTGGGGCTATTGATTATGCTAAGAGTTATGGGGGAATTAATCTTGATGATGATGATAACGATGGCGGAAATCGTTTGATGATCTGCAAGGTAAATCCCCGCGATGTTGTGAGCGTACCTACAGACGCAAAGTTCCAAAAGCTGCGATGCTGCCGATACGAAGTTGTATCAGAATTTAATACAATCTTTGATAAGGCTGTTCATCTTACCAGTGACGATATTTCACATATGAATCGTAAAAAGCGTAACCGCGAGTGGGTTGTTGAGGTTACTGCAAAGATGGAAAGAATTAATCAAGTTCTTTCTAAGCGTACTCGTCGTGATCTTGTTGGTGTTTAATTTACTGAACGTGAGTATAACGGGATGGGGCAACCTGTCCCGTTATCTCATTTAGGTAGGTTTCCCGAGTGGTCAAAGGGGTCTGACTGTAAATCAGATGTTTCGGCTTCGAAGGTTCGAATCCTTCACCTACCACTAGATACTAATAGTTACATAGCAAAGGATAATATGAAAATAATTAATGATACTAAGTTAGACTTTGATGATGTCTTACTCGTTCCACAGCGATCCCGAGCCGCCTCAAGGGTCTGTGTTGATGTAAATCGGCAGTTTTCTTTTTATCACTCTTCTAGGAAGTGGTCTGGCACACCAATAATGGCTGCAAACATGGATTCTGTTGGCACATTATCAATGATGAAAGCGTTAAGAGAATTTAATATCATTACATGTTTACATAAACATTATAACATTGAAGACTATCAACTAGACCCAACCGATATTGATTATGGTTGGTATAGTATGGGAATACAAGATTCAGATATTAATAAACTAGATCAATTTATTAGTAAATATTTTATTCCTAATATTTGTATAGATGTTGCTAATGGTTATACTGATAACTTTGTTAACTTCTGTCAAAAGGTAAGAGATTTATTTGGTAGCGAACCAATTATAATGGCTGGCAATGTATGCACACCAGAGATGGTTCAAGAATTAATTCTTCATGGTGGAGTTGATATTGTGAAGGTAGGAATCGGCCCAGGTTCAGCCTGCACGACTAGGTTGAAAACGGGCGTTGGATATCCACAATTATCAGCTATAGCAGAATGCTCACACGCAGCACACGGCTTAAAGAGTGAGGATAAAAGACTTGGTTTGATATGTGCTGATGGTGGGTGCAGAACTCCATCGGATGTGGTAAAGGCATTTGCGGCTAATGCAGACTTTGTTATGCTTGGCGGAATGCTGGCTGGAGTAGAAGAGTGTGAAGGAGAGTGGGATTATGAATATCTATGCCAAATAATCAATAATGATAGAACAGTTCACTCAGAATGGTGGCAACCATTAGATCCGGGGTGCGAAACAGCTAAAAGAAAGAAATCTCTAACATTCTATGGAATGAGTTCACATAAAGCTCAACACAAATATGGTGGCATTAAAAATTATAGAGCTAGCGAGGGCAGGGTATTAACAGTGGATTATAAGGGTCAAGCCTCTAATATAATAGAGGATATACTTGGTGGAATAAGAAGTGCCTGTGCGTATACTGGTGCCAACAATCTTAAGGACTTACCAAGATGTGCCGAATTCATAAAGGTAAATAGAGTACATTTTGATAGGAGTATATAATGGCTATTCCTTGTGTTATTATATCAACATGTTTATATGCCATTACTAGTTTATCGTGCTTTTATCAAAAAGACCATCCTCATGGAGTTATGTGGATGGGATATGCTTTTGCTAATTTAGGACTATTATGGTATGAATTCACCAAGCTATAAGTGGGATAAAAGATTTCTTGATTTAGCTAAACTTGTAGCCGGTTGGTCAAAAGATCCATCCACACAGGTTGGTGCTGTTATAACAGATTATAATAATAGAATTATATCTCTTGGTTATAATGGATTTCCAATGGGCCTTATTGATAACGATAGATTAAACGAAAGAGAATTAAAATATAAAATTATTATTCATGCAGAATGTAATGCATTGATGTTTGCAAAAACCGAACTAACTGGATGTACAATCTATACTTATCCATTTATGCCGTGTCCTAAATGTGCTAGTATGATAGCACAGGCTGGTATACTCAGAGTTGTATCTTATGATAATATGCCAGAAAGATGGAAGTCAGACTTTATAGTTTCACAAGACGTATTTAAAGAGTGTGATATAGATCTTACCCTATATAAAGAAGAATAATATGTCAGATGATAAACTTAAAGCTATGATAGATTTAGTAGAAGATTGTGTACAAAAAAATCAAATAGAATTATTAGCTAAAATACTAGCAAAACTACAATCGGAATATATAGAAGTTTGCGAACTGGCCACCGATGGTGATTATCAAGTAACTTGGAGTCACCAAGCGGTTTTAGACTATTTAACATATCATCAGAAGTACTAGTGTTTTTATTTCTGTTCCACGATATAACATATTGGAGGTAACAATGTCGGTAGTAGATATGGCAAAAGCCCACTTACAAAACGTTCATGCTAGGATAGAAGAACTTAAAAATCAAAAAAAGTTGATAGACGATGAAATTAACAAACTAACATCGTATATCCAAAAGGGTCTTGAAGAAATAGAAGAGTTGGAAGACGCTTCTGATAGTGAGAAAGTAAGTAATAAATAAATTAGTAATTTTTAGGAGAATAGTTATGAATTATAGTGAGTTTTTTGATAGTTTAGAGAATATTGCCTCTTCATATCATTGGGATGTTGACGGTGATAATCGGGTTGTTGCAGAGATTCAGCGTGGTGACTTTAAGGGTTTTAAGCTAAATCCAATTACTGCCCTGGCTCACAAGAAGGGTCTTGGTTTTTTCCGAAACACTAGAGAGTCAACAGAGTTTGCTGCTAGCCTACTAGGAATTTCTAGAGACTTTGCTAGAAGCGTATATAGTGCTACTCTAGCTACACATAATCATGGAAATACTCAAGTGGTTCGTGGAAGAATTCGTTCAGCTTTGGAGGTATGATAGTATGAATATTAATACATGGCTTGGTTGTGGTAGACTCACAAGAGATGCGGAACTTACTGTTACCCACAAGGGTACAACTATGGCTAAATTTCGCATGGCTGTAAATGATAGACGTAATGAAGATACTCTATTTCTCAATGTTTTGTGCTTTGGCAAGATGGCGGAAGCATTAAAGGAACATCTAACTAGAGGTCGCTTGGTAGGGGTGCAGGGAAAGCTAAAAATAGATGATTACCAGGATAAAGATGGAAACACTAAGAATTCTATTTGCGTAATGGCAGATGAAATTTCTCTTGGTCCATCAAATACTGTAACACAAGAAAGTAAAGAACAGACCGAGAAGTGATAAGATTAGTTCAGATGTGATTAGAATGGCCCGTTTGCAAGGATGCTGACGGGCCATTTTTCTTAAAGAACGGCTTGACAGTAGACGATAAGTAAGGTATACTTAACTGGTTGACATCACACTTTTTGAGAAATAAATATGCATCCATACGAAAATACCAGCTTTATTTTCATGTTAGCTTTTATTGGTTTAGTTTATTACTATGCTAGAAAAGCTTACTTTGAAGGTAAAACTATTAATTTACACAATCTAGATTTAGTCACTATGGGATACCTTGAAGATCAACCAATTATTCAACAGATTGTTGCAACAAAGCCAAGTTTTGAATCTCAACAATTGTATTTTGACTGCATAGAGGCTCTTCATGCTCTTGGTATGAAGAAAACAGAAGCAAAAAAGAAAGCTAAGTTTATTTTTAGCACCATGAGCGATCCACCGTCGAGCGTACAAGAATTTTTGATGATAGCACTTAAGAACTAAATTATGAATATATTAGATCAGTCACTTGAAATTGCGTTGTCCTTGCTACCGCGAGCCAAACAAGAAAGGCAAAGTAAGAATAAGTTCTTCCATTTTGCTTTTGGTTTTAAAAAGAATAAGCTACTTGCTATTGGGCAAAACTGTCCAGACAAAACACATACACAAGCATTAATGCTTTCAAAAAGATTTAATACAGATTTGGAGCATCCATACTTACACGCTGAGACAGATCTAATATCTAGATTATGGGGTAAGCATTATATAGATGGTAGTCTAAGGATGGTTATTGTAAGACTGAATAAGCATGGAAAATTAAGATGTAGCAAACCGTGCGAAAGGTGTGAGCAAGTGATAAACGGGCTTGGTATTTATAAACTATGGTGGAGCATGGACGATGGATTCTACAATAAACAATCTTAAAGGTACTAGAGTTTATCTAGTTGGTGCTATGGATAGAGTACACGATGGTGGTGTAACTTGGAGACAAAGAATAACTCCACACTTATCTAGCTTGGGCGTTAAAGTTCTTGACCCGTGCAAAAAAATGGTCAAGAACGTATCAGAAGAAGACGCTAGACATTGGATAGAACATTATAAGGAAACTGGACAATATCACAAAATTAGACCAGCTTTCAGTGCTATAAGGAGTGCTGATTTAAGATGCGTTGATATTTCAGATTTTATTATAGCTCATATTGATATAGATACACATGCCTGCGGCACTTATGAGGAAATAACAACTGCTAACCGACAAAAAAAGCCCATATTAGTATGGTGTGAGCAAGGAAAGCATAAGGCTCCAAACTGGATGTTTTTTATGCTTCCTCACGAACACATTTTTAGCTCTATGGATGAAATTATATCATATCTTCACACCGTTAATAGTATAAGCGACACCCAACAGCTACAAAGATGGTTCTTTTTCTCTAACTTATATAACTCATGATTTCTACAGATTTTCCAGAAGATATATTTTCTCCAGCTAAACAAAAACAGTCTATTTATAGATATAAAGTAGATACTGGAAGAAATATATGCAAAGATAAGAGAATTCTATTTTGTGGTATATGTAGAAATGTTGGACACATACTAGAGACTAATATTCTTAGATTATTTAGAACTGGAGACATGTTTAAAGATTATCACATCTTTATATATGAAAACGATTCTGATGATAATACCGTAGAAATACTAAATAAGTATAAATCAGATCAATTGAATTTTATATCAACGGCGAGACAAGACAAAGACTACGCGGCTGGGTTGACGAACGGAAAAGACCCTTGGCATGAAAATAGATGCAAAGTGTTGTCCGATTGCAGAAATAATTATCTACAGTACGCTAAACAGTTTTCGCACTTTGATTATCTATGCGTTTTAGATTTGGATTTATTGGGCGGTTGGTCTTATGATGGTATTGGTCATGGCATATTTACACTAAATCAGTCAGATAATCCGTGTGTATCTTCATATGGAATTCTTACTGAATGTACCAATCGTGCGTCTTTAGAAGAAATAAGTCCAGAAGATTACATGATGTATGACTCTTTTGCATTTAGACCATTAAATGGTATAAATTATGATTATGATGCCTTTGTATTGCAAAACTTTAACTTTATTAAGTTTCAAAGGGCTGATGATCCCGTAGAAGTAGATTCTAATTTTGGTGGATTAGCCATATACAAAATGTCAGATATAGGAGATAAACAATACTCATCAACGTGTTTTAAAGAAGGATGTGTAAATCCAGATCATGTTGAATTTCATAGACAGTTTGATAAAAAAATAATATTAGATCCAAGCATGATAGTATCATATTCTCATCATAGGTATTCAAAATGATTAATATAGTTTCGCCAATAAATCAGTTGGGCTATGGGATCACAGGACTAAATATAGTCAAAAGCTTGAGTAAATTAACAAGCGTAGCCTTGTGGCCTATAGGTCAACCACAAGTAACTACTCAAGAAGATTCTGATATTATATCTGAATGTATCAGAAATAATCAGATGCCAGATTTTAACGCTCCATGCATAAAAATATGGCACCAGCATGATATGACACAATTTGTTGGCGACGGAGTAAAAGCAGGTTTTCCAATATTTGAGCTAGACAGATTTAATAAGGTGGAAAAACATCATTTAAACTATCTAGATCATATTTTTGTATGCTCAGAATGGGCTAAGAATGTTATACTATATAATCTCAACATAGATCAAAGTAAAATAACCGTAATTCCTTTGGGTGTTGATCTTGATATATTTAAACCGTCTGAATTTCCAAAAAATTGCGAAACTACACGATTTTTTAATTGCGGAAAGTGGGAGATAAGAAAGGGTCACGATGTTTTAGTAGAAGTATTTAATACAGCTTTTGATATTAAAGACGATGTAGAGCTAGTATTGATGTGTGAAAATCCATTTTATACTCCAGAAGAATCTAAAAAGTGGGAAGATTTATATAAAAACTCAAAACTAGGAGATAAAATCACCATTATTCCTAGACAACCAACTCAGCAACAGGTGTATAATATTATGAAAGATATGCACTGCGGCATTTTTCCGTCTAGAGCAGAGGGTTGGAATTTAGAGTTATTAGAAATGATGGCTTGTGGAAAGCCCGTTATAACCACAAAATATTCTGCACATACGGAATTTTGCAATGAAACCAACTCTACACTGATCCCAATAGATAAATACGAACCGGCATATGATAACAAATGGTTTCATGGGCAGGGAAATTGGGCAAAATTAGGTCAACATCAAAAAGATCTTATGGCACAAGCTATGCGTGATATCCATAAGTCTAGACAGTCTAGCACGTTGCAGATAAATAGATCTGGTATACAAACCGCTAACAATTTTACATGGAGTAACAGTGCTAAAAAAATTATTCAATCTATTCAGCAGTAAAAAGCCTGTGAGCGTGGTAGAAGAAAACGAAAATGATGATAAAGTATTAGCATCTATAACTTATTATATAGAAGAAAATTCTAGCAAAATTATTATAGATGCTTCTATGAGAGACTATGACGAAGCATCCACCCAAGGAATGTGCGATATTTTAGATGTATTATGCCAAGATGCTACATATGCTGAAACATTAAACATGATTAAAAACGCACTTATGGAAGATGGAAGAGAAGATTTATTAATTCAAATATTTACACAGGTCAGCCAAAGTGCTAGAGATAAAGTTATTAAAGTACAAAAGGAAAGCGTAAAAGACGAACCTTGTATCAAGCCTTCTGACATGCTATGATGAACGTAGCAAAGGAGCGGTATCAATGAGTAAGTTTAAAAAGAAAATAGGCTGGCAAAAATACGAAGACTATCTAGAAAAACAGATATCTTCTCCAATATTAACAAATATTATACAAAACGTTGCCATGCAACACATAGAGTCTCTAGAAAATGACTCATCTGATGAAGAAGAGTATGACGATGAAGAATATGAAGAAGAAAGAAAGCTACTGAAAGCCAGCCCAATGGTCCCACTAACAAACCAGTTAATGGATGATATAGCTATGCTTTCTAGTTTTGACTGTTGGATTGGTCACACAAACTTTGATTTGACTCACTACACAAAAGAAGTTTTAAATAAAGTTCCCGGAGTAGAACTTCTCAAAATATGTAGTAGGTATAGGTTTTTTGTTGGTATTGGTCGCATGTTTGATTTTACACAGGTAAGAAATGATATTGAAAAAGCTTTGATAAAAGGAGAATAGCAACATGACGGTAGACACATTGAATAATAAAATTGAAAACGCTCTAAAAGACGATAATATTGTAAAGATAATGAATAAAGCGGCCCGTAGGTTTAGAAACCAGCTAGACAAGGACACTATCAATACTTGTCAGTTAAACGCTCTATGGAAAACGTTTGTTAATCATGAGCCAACCAAGGGTGCCAAGTTTACTACATATCTATACAATGGTGTTTTTATAGAGTGCATGAAAGAAATAAAGTTCAGTAAAAAGATGGATAGATTTAGTGGTAAATTACACGATAATATACCACAAGACAAGGATGAGTTTTTTATTATAGACATTCTGGACGAACTATCCGAAAACGATAAGACAATGCTTTTAGATCGTTTGAGCAACATGACTATAGCTGAGATAGCCGAAAAGCATCATACTAACCGCGAAAGCGCACGTAGGAAAATGCACAAAATTATAAAAAATCTCAGGAAAAACTTCAACTAACGTGTATTAATTATTAGGAACTGGACTATAAAAGGATGTGGACATGAATAATTTTGCAACATTTCATAGGAGAAATATACATGTCTTACACATCTGCAAAGTCTGCCGGTGGTTCACCACAGAATAACGGCGGCACAATAGTAAATGCTGGCAACGTAGCTGCTGGCACTCCAGTTACAAAAGTAATCGGCGTTAATGAAATCAATGGGTCTACAAGCCAGTACGGAACCAAGGTTGTAGTAAATACAGCGGTTGGTAATGGTACAACAGATCCTCACGGCACCGTAAAGGTAAAGTCTGCTGGTACTTTTGCCTATACACCAGCAAAAGGCGAAGGCTTTTTACTAAGAGCCGCTGGCGACACTGCTAGTACAATAAATGGTACTGCTAGCACTCTTCTTTCTATTCCCGGTGGCGTAAGCAGTAAGAGCATTCATAAGCTCACATCTACACGCGCTATGGGAGCATATGCAAGTGCCTCATACGACGTTCTTGCTAGACCAAGCACATCTGTTGTTCCAGGTCGCACAAAGGGTCTTGGGGCTGGAGATGCTGTAAATTATGTACAGGTTGATGATGGTACAACCACATCTAATGTAGATAATGCTGCTAGTCCAACAAGATCAGTTCCTGGCGAGCTTACATACATGTTTGGTGGTAAGGCTCCAAAGAATGATGTTTACAAGGCTAGAAACACTCTAGAGTCTTGATTAATTAGTTATTAGTATTTTTCTTGGACGCCCCGTGTAATATCGGGGCTTCCATTACTCGCCTTGGAGATATTAAATGCTAGACCTTAAAGATCCAGAACATATTACGCTAATATTTAGCATTTTAGGAGGTCTTGGAACATTTTTTAGCTTAATATGGGTAAAGGCAATAAGGCCCACCATAAAAATACTACAAAGCCAAGAAAACGTTATTAAAACGTTGGAAACAATTAAAAAAGAACTATCAACAAATGGCGGTAACAGCTTAAAAGACTCTATTATAGACCTAAAAGGCACATGTAGTAGAATCGAAACTAGACAAAAGGTAATGGAACAAAGAACTAAAGCCGCACTGCATTACAATAATATAGCATTGTTCGAAACGGACGATCAAGGAAGACTAGTTTGGACAAATAATAGTTTCTATGAATTAACAAGTGATCATATTAATAGTGTAGACGGTTATGATTGGCTAACTTATATAGACGAAGAAGATAGAGAAGATTTTTTTACAGAATTTAAATCATGTGTAAACATGAATAGGAAATTCGTTAAGCTCACAAAAAGCTGCGACGGGAAAAACGTAAAGCTCGTTGGTTTTCCGTACAAGATCAACGATGAAAAGCACGGTGGTTTTTTAGTAAGCATTTCAGAAGTCAAGGAGATATAAAATGTCAAACGAAAAGAAAATGGGTTCAGTGTCATTTGCCCTTAATACAACTGATTTAGTTGCTATTGGTAAAAATGCTCTTTTAGTAGGTTTAGCCGCAGTATTAACATACGTTGGCGAAAATCTTGCTAAAGTAGATTTAGGTGCTGCTTCTGCTCTCATTGTGCCAGTAGTAGCAGTAGCGATTAACACATTAACCAAGTGGGTAAAGGATAATACCAAGTAATATGTTTAAAACACCTAGAGATTTATTAAAAGCCTATAAAGACGGTTTTGTAGGTTCTTATTGTGACCCAAAAGAACTGGATGCGCTTTTGGGTCAACTACCTCACCCATTGTTTGGTGTGGCGGCTTATGATTTATCTGGAAGTGGCAAGGGTAAGTTAGCTCTTCCATTTAAGAATCTCGTAAAGTTTGATCCCGGCTTCGGGCCTGCCGAAAGACAAGTCCAAGGGGATTGTCGAAAAAAAGATGCCCTAATTCCTAGTCCAGATTTTGTAAAAAAAATACAAGACATTAAAATTGGCGACAGGGTTTATGCTGGAGATGGCAAAATAACCAAAGTTATTTCTACTATGGTTAAAAAGTCTCTTAATCCTATGGTAAAAATCTATACTAAAGGAGGTCTTCCATTAGAAGTAACTTCTGACCATAAAGTTTTAGCATATCGCTTTGGCGGCTTTGTTAACAACAATACAAAATGGAAAAGAAGATACAGTCCGGGATCGCAAAACGAGGTAGTAAAAAAGTTGGGTTTAAATACACAACATAAATCTAACACTGTTTTTACTGCTAGAAAAGCTGAATTAGTTTCTGCTTCAGAGCTAACAGAAGCGGATTATTTGCTCTGTCCACTAAATATAGAATATGACACAAAAATACCAGAAGATATGTTATTATTTATGGGTGATAAAAATTGTCGCTGGATGATTGGATTATTTTTGGGTGATGGTCATACTAAAAAATCTAGCAAAACTCTTGAATGGGGATGTACTACAGACGAACCAGAAATAGAACAAAGGTTGTGTAATACACTAGATTATCTGGGCATTAGCTGGAACTCTTATTTTCATTGTAAGACAAGTAAAAAAGCTAGAAAAGTATATACTCACAAAATAGATATCATCTATAATTTGTTTAGAAAATATTTTTATGATGAAAATGGCCATAAAGTTCTTCCAAGCTGGGCTATAAACGATGATGTTGTAGAAGGATTGATTGATGCGGACGGCAATGTTAGAAAGCGTCGTAATAAAAATCAATCTGACCGTCAAGAATTTACCAATACAAGCCCATCTTTAGTTTATGGCATTAGATTTTGGGCTATTAATAATGGATTTATTCCAACTCTAAAAAGTCGGCAAAGGACCGACAAGCGAACCGGGAAAACCAATAAAATAGCTTATATAGTTTCTTGGAATTTAAATAAAACGTCTAGAAATATCTGGAGAGATGATGAATATTTAGCTATGCCTATAACCAAAGTAGAACTTGAAGAAGGACCACACGAAGAAGTTTATGATATTGGTGTAGAAAATAAGACTCACACATTTATAGATGGCTGTGGAGCAGTTATAAAAAATTGTGTTAGTCACGCCACGCGAAACGCGGTAGATGCTACAAGATCGTGCGAAATTATTAACGGTGAACGAGAAGAGTTTGTTGCTCGCGGAGCTACAGAAGGTATTTATGGCTCTAGAGGTCACGGTGGTGAAGGCATGACATGTTCTGGTGCTGCTAAGTTTGTTCATCAATCTGGCGGTATTCTATTAAGAAAGAAATATGGAGAGTATGATCTTTCTGAATATAGTGCTATTGGTGGCAAATGGGGTAGAAGCGGAGTTCCAAAAGAGCTTGTTCAAGTAGCTAGTAAGAATAAAGTCAAGACCATATCTCTAATTAACACCATAGAACAGGCCCGTGATGCTCTAGCTAACGGTTATGCTATTAGTGTTTGTTCTGGTTCTGGATTTAGTTCTAGAAGAGATCAATATGGTATAGCCTCTAGAAGTGGTGGCTGGAACCACGCGATGGCTTGGATAGCTATGGATGATACTCATGAAATTTACAAAGAGACTTTATTCTTAGTGCAAAATTCTTGGGGAGTTTGGAATGGTGGACCAAAGAGACATGATCAGCCAGAAGGCAGCTTTTGGATTAGAGAGCGGGATGCTGCTGAAATGTTAAGTCAAAATGGCTCTTGGGTATTTAGTGATGTTGACGGTTTCCCACCAAGAAAAGTGTCATGGACACTAGATAAGGTATTTTAATGTCTAACAGACTATATCTTTGGGGCGACAACAGTATATCCCAAATTGGAAATACTAATCTTGGAACTCAAAATTCTCCACTATTAATCGTCCCATCTATTAACGTGGTAGCGGCTGGTGGATATCATACCATCGGCACTAGTGGCGTTGCTAGAACATATGTTGGATGTGGAGATAATTCACAAAACCAGTTAACCAATTCTGGAGCAGATGCTGGAGTGGGAGCTAAAACCCCATTTCGATCTTTATCAAACAATCTGCCAGCTAATATTATACAAGTTGAAGCTGGATTGCAACATAGTCTGTACCTTACGTCAAATGGGACCGTAGCGGCTAGGGGTAATAATACTTACCTTCAAGGAAACGAAGCCAGTGTCACTGTTAATTCATATGGCCCATACATTCAAATATCCGCTGGTAACTATCATAACATTGCGCTAAATACAGTTGGACAAGCTTATATTTGGGGAAGAAATAATTATGGACAAATTGGAAATGCAGTAACCGGATCTACCGGAGATGTCGTGGTTACCGGCGATATAAAATATGTAGCCGCTGGAGATTACCACACAGCTATTATCACTGGAGATAATAGATTATATTTATGCGGACTTAATAATCGTGGCCAACTTGGGGACAATACACAAACCCTAAGAACGTCATTTATTATTGTTGGTGGAACTCTAGCTAATTCTATACCTTTATATTGGTCTAAAGTTAGTCTTGGAACACAGCACAGTGCAGCAATTACCACTGATGGAGATTTATATACTTGGGGTTATAATCTGTATGGTCAGTTGGGGCTTGGAAATACAAATAGTAGATCTATGCCAATTTTAGTATCTAGAATAAACGGTCACGCATGGACAGAGGTTAGTGCTGGGAATAACTATACATTGGCGATAAATGCGAATGGCGATGTTTATGGTTGGGGTTTAAATACTAACTATCAGCTTGGCGACGGAACAAACATTAATAGATTATCACCAGTAAAAATTAACAATAATATATCTGGCACTCCAGTAGCAGTAAAAGCTGGGCCTGGATATCACTCTGCGGCTTTGTTTAGTGACGTTGCGGTAACTACCACTACAACAACTACAACTCTAGCCCCCATTGGTCCTAATACTGCTAATTTTAATAATTGTGCTGATTGGAATGGTCAGAACGGAAACGTTACAACCGTGGGAAGTAATGGTGGGCCTAGCGCTTATGGTACTTATGATCAGAGTGGAAATGTGCTAGAATGGTCAGAGACTATTATTGATACGCCCCCTGCCCGTGCATGTCGTGGAGGACTCTGGAGTGACGGAGGTACTCAATTCTCTTTATCGTCATTCAATAGGAATAGCGCATCCACAATGTACGCAGGCCCAGATGTAGGTTTTCGTTTATCAAGTTCTTCTTCTGTTTTTAATCCTTTAGGTCTTCCTTATTTTGTTACTGTTGGAAATATTAATAATAGTAATGACAATAACACTGGCTTGAGCTATGGAGGAGTGAATTATGCCTATCAAATAAGTAAATATGCGGTAACAAATTGTGAATACGTAGAATTTTTAAATGCAGTCGCAAGTACTGATACTTACTCAGTCTATATTAGTAATATGAGTTCTTCTAGAGGTGGTATAGATAGAAGCGGTAGTAGCGGTAGTTATGTTTATACTATCAAAAATAATATGGGTAATAAACCAGTAGTTTTTTTGACATGGCTTAGTGCTGCGCGATATTGTAACTGGTTACATAACGGAAAACCTAATGGGATTCAAAATACTGCGACAACAGAAGGTGGCGCATACACTCTTAACGGAGCGACATCTGAGACAAATGTGGTTAGAAATGTTAATGCTAAATATAGTATACCAACCGAAAATGAATGGTATAAAGCGGCTTATTACTCTCCTAATAAAAATGGTAGTGGTTCTCCTGGATACTATACTTATGCTACACAAAGTGATACTGCTCCAACATGTGTATCTGCAAATACAACTGGAGATGGACCAGTAGCTTCATCTTATGTTTGTGGAGCTACTAATACAACAACGACAACAACGGCTGCGCCGACAACCACTACAACCACAACGGCTGCGCCGACTACTACTACTACTACTACAGTTCGCCCACAAATAGTAGGCTCTTGCATGTCAAGAGGAAGCTTTTCTAAGATTCAACTTCGTAGAGCAACTAACGCACAATTTATATCTGCTAATACTATTCTAGCATCCGGTGAACCTGGATATGCTACAGACACTAGAGTTATTAAGGTGGGCGACGGTTATACTCCTTGGTCAGCACTGCTACCAGTAAATATCTCTGGAACCATAGATTTTCCAACACTATTAGCTTCTAATAATATTAATATATCATCGGTTGGAAATACCTATGTGATAGGTGCCACAGGTTTAGCCCTAAGTAATCATCAACATACCTTAAGTGATATCACCGGTCTTAGTGGAATTCTAAATAATGTACAGTCTAGCGGAAATTATGCACCATTAAATCATCAACACGTACTATCAGATATAACGGATTTTAACGGAAACAACTATGCTCCAATCGGTCATCAGCATGTCAGATCAGACATAGCAGATTTTAATGATGTATATAGTACATCAATCTATAACTTAGGCTCTCTTAATTATGGCAATATAAATATTGATTGGGCCGTTGACAAACAAATACAAACAGGCTCACTAAGTGGAACCGCTGCTATTATGAATAAAGGTAACAATTGGCCTTCTACAAATGATATTAGCAGAGATGTATTATTAGATCTTTCTGTAGCTGGATCAAGTACGAATGTGTCATGGCCAATAGTCACTAATTGGTATTCTTCGCCACCAAATCCACTACCTGTAGCTAAACATCTTATTCTACTTAGAGCTATGGGCACATCAATATATGGACATTATTTAGGAAGCGGCGTATTTTAAATGTTGCCGTTTATTAGTAATAATTCATTATTAATTTATCGTTTATTACCACCAAGCACTACAACTACAACCACTACTACAACCACTACTACAACCACTACTACAACAACTACTACACTTGCGCCAAGCAATATATCGGTGACTTTTATCAATTCCGATGTTATAGCGCATGACACTTTAAACATAGATTATATTTATACTAGCACATTATCGGTAGACACAATAGCTACTAGTGAAAATAAAAATGAATTATACAATAGCACTTTATTAATGGACGCAATGCTTAATAACGAAAATAAAAACGAGCTACAAAATAGTACACTATATATTGATATATTATGTACTGAAAATTCTTAGGAGAATGAAATGCCAATTATATTTTTTGAAGGTTTTAATTATAATAATTCTGATACTTTACGTTTAGATCCATTTTGCTGGTCTACTAATTCATCACCATCTATCTCTTTTGGTGCTGGAAGAACTGGTAATGCGGTACGTATTGCTCCAAGGCCGATTAATTCTGGTTTAGCACATAATGCCACATTGACTTTATCAAATTTTGATGATCCTTTAGTTAGTCATAGCGGATTTGGTCTAGGCTTTTGGTGTAGCGCTTATCAAATAAAAACAAATAATAATAACGCCTCACCACCATACGCAGAGAATTTAATTTCATTTTATAATAACTCTACAGAAGTATTAAGGATAGATGTGATTAAAACAACGTATAACAGTCAAACCAGTATGGGGTTTGGAATTTATCAAAATGGAACATTATTAGATACTTATGATCTTAGCAGCCCAATAGGTCGTAGTTGGGTTATAGGTGAGTCAAGCACTGTAAGGTATATTATGAATGATAGCTATATTGAAATATATATAAATCCAGCGCTAGGTCAAATGGCTATGAGATTTTCTGCAAGTAATAGTTATAATACCCATTTACTTAACTCTTCTAGTGGTATTTATACAAATATTAATAGTTTTAATAGCTTAAAAAGTATTAAATATTATGCTACTAATGATCAAATATCTACTGGCGCTATGGACGATTTATATTTAACTGCTGGAAATAATAGTTCAGAATGTTTACTTGGACAAGATACTAAAATTTATAGTATAGTACCAAATGGTGATTCTTCTACAATGCAATGGAAAGCTAGAGTTAATAATTCTGAAACTTCTCCTTCGTTTAGCTATGTTGATGATAATAACGGAGACAGTGGATATATTTATAGTTCTACCAGCGGCAATGCGTGCTTGTTCAATATGTCTAATATTGACGGGTCAGCACCACCAAATGTTGGAGGAATAAAAATAATAAATGTTGTTAAAAAGATTGATTTAAATAGTAATATGAATTTTACCAATATCATGACTAGCGGCATTGGCGGTACAATAAAAGAAATAGGTAGTGGGTATCTAGTAGATTCAACTTCTTATAATTATAAAAATACATTTTTATTTAATAATCCTATCACTAGTGGATCATGGACGAAACAGCAAGTTGATAATATGCAACTAGGCGTAAAAATAGTGTAGTATCTTACTGACACAAGAGGAATAAACTATGCCCGCATCAAAACATGATTTTTCTATAGAGCAGGGTTCTTCATTTCAAATGTCTTTAGTTCATAAAGACGAAAGTGGAAATCCTATTAATATAGCTGGATGGTGCGGTAGACTAGTTTTTAAAACTGGGTCTGGCACCGTTTACACCTTTGTGACTAATAATACGAATTATTCAGAGTATAGATTCACTACCGACGTTGCGGCTGGTAAGCTCACACTAATGCTCCCAGCGTCTACAACAAATAGCTTTAATTTTAATCAAGCTAAATATGATTTAGAACTTCAAATGCCAGAAGATTTATATGTGGGTGGCGGGCAAAAGATTATTAGAGTATTATATGGAACAATTACTATAGTAAAGAGGTTTAGCCAAACCTCTGATCAACTAAGTTGCTAACTAGTAGAAAGTAGGAAGCTCTAGTATGTCATCTTTTACAGTACAAATAGAAGACAATCCAGTAAAATCTATACAGATTGAAACTTCTATAGGAAATAATCCTGCCTCTATTGAAGTACAAACTTTTGATAATAATATTATACAGATTGAGAGCGGACTAACATTTACCCCGCTTGAAGTTACTAATCTTTTAAATACAAGAATATCTCAGTTTTTGCAAGCCGGTTCTGGCATAGTATTAGCTTCTGGCACTGACTCATTGACTATAGGGTTGTCTAATCCTAATCTACAAAGTAGTAATATACTAGATTTTGCACAGGCGGTAAGTGGCCTTTTAACGATTACTAACGTTTCTGCTGGTAGCGGCATATCGGTAACAAAAAGCGGCACAAACTATACCGTGGCAGTAACGGGCGAATTTGGCCTAACTCCAGAGCAAGTTGATGATAGAGTATCTAACTTACTATTGGCCGGTTCTAATATTACACTAAATTATAATGATAATGCTAATACGCTTACTATCAGTACGTCAGGATTACAGCCTAGTGGCAATTACTCTATAGTTGGACACTCTCACGTTGCCAATGATATCACAAACTTTGAATCGGCTGTTAGTGGATATTCCCCAATTAAAAGCGTTGCTGGCAAATATGGAAATGTAACTTTAAACAAGGGCGATGTTGGATTATCAAATGTAGATAATACTAGCGATCTTAATAAGCCAATAAGTACAGCGACTCAATCCGCGCTAGATGGAAAAGCCAGTTTAACACACCAACACGTTGTTGGCGATATAACAAATCTACAAAATATTCTGGATGGCAAACAGCCCAGTGGTAATTATAGCATTGTTGGCCACAATCATTCTATTAATGATGTAACTGGCTTGCAAACGGCTTTAGATAATAAGCAGGCAAGCGGAGTATACGCTAGCGGAATTCACTATCATACCAGTAGTGATATTACTAATTTTGATAGTAGTGTTAGTGGTTTGTTGCCTAGCGTAACGGGAACGGGCTATATTAATTCTTCTTTTAATAATAATACTTATACAATAAGTGTGAGTGGATTACAACCTAGCGGAAATTATGCTAATAGTGTTCACACCCATAATTATACTGATATTACAGATTTTGGGGATGGTATTGATCAAGAAGTATCTACTTTATTAGAAGCTGGTAGTTATATCAATTTAAATTATGACAATATAGCAGACTCATTAACTATTAGCGCCACTGGATTACAACCGAGTGGCAATTATAGTATTGTGGGTCATACCCACACAGCATCCGAAATAACCGACTTTAATACCTCAGTAAGCGGACTACTTCCTGTAACAAATATATTAGCTGGTAGCAATATCGGGGTTAGTTCTAGCGGATCAGTCTTTACAGTATCAGTTACTGGTCAATTAGGATTAACAACAGAGGAAGTTGATGATAGAGTTAGCCAATTATTGGTTGCTGGAACAGGAGTAAGTTTAACTTATAATGATCCTTCTGGTATTCTAACGATAGACAATCGTCATACTGAAATTAATATACTAAGTCAAGAACCTCAAGGATTTGTTAATAGAACTGATAGTATAATTAGTTTTGATGATAGTTCTCGCACATTCACAATACAACCGGCAATTTCTGGTGGATCTTATGCTATTTATGCAGAAGGAGTTAAGGTTATTAAAAGTGGTGTTGAGACTGTTGTGCTTGGTAGTGGAACAGCATTAAATTATCTGCACTTTGATACTACGTCACCATATACTCTACACACAAAAACTACCGGCTTTGATTTTGATACTGATATTCCAATCGGATTTATTCACTGGAATAGTGACATAAACCAAAGCACGTTTTTTGGTGAAGAACGTCACGGAATACGAATGGATAGCGTAACCCATAAATGGATTCACAACACTTTTGGTATGCAATATATTAGCGGATTAAGTATTGGAGGGTATACACTATTAGGTAATGGATCTTCTAATAGTCATGCTCAAATAGACATATCTGATGGTGTGTTATATCAAGAAGATATTATTATTGATATCACTGACGATAATGGCACTAACAGTGCAAATGAATTCGTGCAACCATTAAGTCCAATAGCTTATATTCCCACTTATTATCATAGTGGAAGTACGGGACAGTGGGTAAGAGACCCTGCCACAGCGTTCCCAGTAAAATACAACGGCACACGCGCTCAGTATAATTTGCTTAGTGGAGGAACTTGGACAACACCAAATGTTACTAACGATAGATTTTTCGCAATGTGGATTGTGGCAACAAACGATATTAATGATCCTATTCTTGCTATAGTTGGTCAAAGACAAGATAGTAGTTTAAATAGTGCTGAAAATAATAATACTTGGAGCGATATTAATCTCACTAATATTCCCACACAAGAAATAAGACCATTATATCGATTAATTTTTCGAACCAACAATAGTTATACTAATACTCCTAAGAGTAGTTTACAAAGTATTCTTGATCTTAGAGTTACTATACAATCAACAGCTGTGGGTGTTGTTCAAAACGATCACGGTAGTTTGTTCGGATTAGCAGACGATGATCATAACCAATATGTTCATATTGATAATAATAGAACCATTAGCGCACTTCATACTTTTAGCAATGGATTAAATGCTAGTGGTCTTATTAATGCTGCTAGTGGTAATTTTACTTCACTAACAGTAAATAGTACTGGTGTTAGTCTTGTTGGTCATACTCATACGTCTTCTGATATTACAGATTTTAATACTAGCGTTAGTGGATTATTACCGGTTACTAATATTACTGGTGGTAGTGGAATAATAATAAATTCTACTAGTGGCAACTTTACAATTAATAATAGTATTAATATAATAAATAGTTCAAATTTATATTTATGGTCAAGTTTTAGATAAGGAGAAATTTATGGCTTTAAGTCCTCAATTTGCTGTTACACCAAGAATAGGCTCAATAGCACTATCTGGTTCTGCCGACACATCATACACATCTCCTACCAATATAGTTACAGTAATTACTGGAGCATCGTCTGGAACTAGAATTGCCGAAGTTGTTGTTCAAATGACAGCTACAGTATCGTCTGCCACAATGGTTAGGCTATTTTTATATGATGGATCATCCTATTATTTATTTGATGAGGTGGCAATTCCTGCTGCTACAGGTTCTCAGAGTGCAAAACAAACCAGAGTTAGTACATCATATAGTAATCTTGTATTACCATCTTCATCATGGTCATTAAGAGCAACTGTTCATACTGTAAATGCTGGAGTTGTGACGGCTTTGGGTGCCGATCTATGAATCCCGGCATCCTGACTCCGCCGACGCAGTTTGCGACGATGCCGCGAGGACTGCTGGGCAGGCCAGTGGCGGTGTCGATGCCCGGCGATCCATACGCATACGACGCTGACGCCTTGGGCTACATCCAGCGTGTCGAAGCGGCGGACGGTGCGCCGCTTGAGCCTCGCGTACGAACGGCGTTTAATTCGTTTGTTCAAGCCTGCAAGGCGAACGGCGTCTGGGATTCGATAACCGACTGCTGCATTCTGTGCGGCGCTCGCTCGCTGGCCGGATGCCTGCAACCTCTCAAAGGGGCAACGCCGACAAACTTCAATTTCGTCAGCGGCGATTACGCAAGAGGCGGCGCGACACCGGGGTTAAGGGGCAATGGCACGTCGAAGTATTTGTGGACAAACAGGCAAGACGCATTTTTTAATCCAAACAACGCCCACCTGTCTGTGTTCGTTACCGACATCGGGACGGTTGCAGCCACTAGCCAATATATCGGATCAGCAGTGTTGGCCCTGCTATACGGAGGTAATTTGCGGATTAGGCCAAGAGTTGCCTTCAATGCAGGTGACAGCGCGGCCAACTTAAGGGCGGCTGGGTTTATTGGCGCAAGCCGCAACGCATATTCTGTTTCATACACTGCTCGCGGAAACGCAATCTCAGAGACAATCGTTGGCGCGAGCGCATTGTTTGGAAATATCACGGTCGCCGTCCTTGCTCGCAACGGCAACGGCGGCGAAGGCGCCATTGACATCTACAGCAACGGCAGGGTGTCGTTTTACAGCCTTGGGGCTGGCGTGGATTTAATTTTGCTAGATCGCCTTGTGTCGCAACTTATGTCAGACGTTCGCGCGGCTATTCCATGACGCTCTTCGATCTTACGCTGCCGATCTCGTATGAGGATGCTAAGGTTCTGGCCTTGGTGTTCACGCCCGCCCTCGCCGGTCGCCTCGCGGAGCTACACCGGCTGCACGGCTCGTCCAACTGCGTCCCGATGCCGCTCACGCTGACCGATGGGCGGCTCATGCTCTGTGCCGACATTCTGACGGAGGTGTTGCCGGGAGGGCTGCTCGCAGATATGTGGGCTGCGGCTGATAAAGAAATATTAGGCAAAGAAGTGGAGGTTATCCCTTGGAGTGACGCTTTATTATTATTACCTCAAGATCCAATAGTAATGGAGTAACTTTCTATATTGTCAATTAAGTCAAATTTTAGTCTTAACAGAAAACGATATTGATCGTGCTTTTACTTAAGCCGCCAGCATATAATAAGTGTATACTATTATGTATTTCCCCCTAATATGAGGTTAAAATCATGCCAATTTCAACCGTAGACGTTGTAACAAACGTAGATCCAGGCCGAGAAACCCAAAATACCGGCTCTGCCGTTGTATACTGCACAAGAACTGGTAACTATGTAGCAAGTTCAGCACAAGATGTTGGCATCAGCTACGAAGCTTTAGAATCTAAATATGGTAATAGATTCGATGATGTAACATACTATACCCTAGGCAACCAAGTAATAGTGGGAGCTTAATATGCCAATTCAAAGAATAAACGAGTTTCCAGAAGGTAGCGGCAGTTTAAGTAACGATGACGTTTTCTTATTCATGGACGATCCATCTGGGTCTAGCGTTACTAAAAAGATTAGTTTAAGTCAAATAAGTGTCGCTATTGGGGGCGGTGGTGGAGGGTCTTCATTTGATGCTGCTGTAGAATGGACTAGCAATCATACTCTTGCTGACGGAACAAGATATCTTGTTAATGATCTTGTTTATAGTAGTGGTAATTTATATAGAGCAAAATTTGATAATGAAAGTATTCCAGTAACTGATACAACTTACTGGGAAAATGTTGGATCAGGATATAGATTAAATATTGATGGAAGAGATATTCCTAATATACCAAATCCTTTTGATCAAGATCTAAATACTTTTAATTTCCCAACCTTTAGTGGGGTTAATTTAAGTAATAATTCTAGCCTTGCCGAAGGGTCTTTTGATAGTGGGGTTGGTGGTAATGGTGGAATTAGTTTAAATTGCACTGTTGGTTATGAACTTAACTGGCAAGCTGGTCATTTAAGAAATATTGTTACTGGTGATGGATCAGGTATTCCACAAGTGTTATATTTAGATTCCCCCATAACATATTCTCCAACAGTAGTTTCATTAACTTTTAATACCACTCTAAGCACAGATTGTTCTTTGGGCGAAGTTTTTGATGTTACTTTAACAGATAATACCACATTAGCCAATCCCACCAATCCTGTAAATGGTAAAACAGTTCGTTGGAGAATACTTCAAGATGGTAATGGTAATAGAGGAGTAACTCTTGGAGATAAATTTGTTATTCCCAGTAGTGCAACTAGTCCACTTCCTTGGAGTACAGCCGCCAATAAAATGGACATTTTTGCCGCCACATATCACTCTGGACGAGACAAATGGGACGTTGTAGCATTTGTTCCCGGCTATTAATACAAGGAGAAAACTATGAATTTAACAGATCCAATTACTATAACACCACCCAGCATAACACGACAAGATGGGTCGGTTAGAAATTTTAATCCTATAACTTTAAATAACCTTGACGTTACTATTATTGATAGTGTTGAGCGTAAAAATGTTATTGTTCAAATAAGACCACTTCCTATGCCACTAGTTCTTTGGGAAGGTGAAAGTTATACAACTATTGGCGACTATACTCAAGCAGAAGTAGAGGCTAGAATAATCGAATTATTAGGAAACGAACCAAGCAAGGTCCTACAATCATTGTTCTCTCCTCCTGTACGACCAATTCAATAAATTAGGGAGAAAAGATGGCCACATTATATTTTAACAGTGCTGTAGATGGTGATTGGAATACTCTAGGCAACTGGTGGGATGATAGCGGCTTTACAACACCAGCATCAGCATTACCAACTAGTAGTGATAGTGTGATTGCTAGTGCAACCATTAGTAGTAATAGTGGAAGCGCCCCAACAGTAATAGACTTTACTATTGGTGGTGGAAGTTATACCATTCAGTTATCAAGCACAATTCTAACAGTAACCGGAACTGCTACTTTTAACGATTCAACAAGCCTTTTAGCACAAATTAATGGTAGTGTTGTTTTTAATGACACTTCATTTAATGATAATGGGGTTATCGTTGGAAATGTTGTTTTTAATGATAGTTCATATCATGATGGTACTGGAACACAATATGGTATAACTGGTAATGTTACATTTAATAATAATAGTTATTGTATTGGTCCAATAGACGGAAATAATATAACTGTAACATTTAATGATAGTAGTATTCTTGGGGTTTGGGATGGAACACAAGGCGGGTATATCACTGGAAACGCTGAATTCAATGATAATAGTATAAAACGAGGTAATGTAACTGGAACCATTACATGGAATAGTACTTATCACCCCGATGGAGATGGATTAACCTACTATTTCAACGGAGTCGTAGACAACGACTGGAATAATATAGGCAACTGGTGGCTGGATAGCGGATTCACCGTACCCATAACAACGCTTATAGGCTTACCTCAAAATATTGATAGCGTAGTTGCTAGTGCAAATATAACTAGTAATAGTGGAAGCGAACCAACAGTTGCAAATTTCACTATAACTGATGCTGAGATGAGAACAAACTCCAATATAACAAACAGCGCAATATTTAATGGATCATCAATACTAGCAGTACCTAGTGGTTCAATACAAATGAACATGACTGATGCTAGTGCAACTATAACATTTAATAATAATTCAGTTCACAATGGTGGAATAAATGTGTTCTCAAATGGAGGCACTGGTAGTGTCATCTTTAATGATTCTAGTTATATAAATACTGGTACCATTAATGCAAACACAACTTTTAATGATAATTCTGCTCTTGGCGTTAGCGGAAACATCACTGGAGATGTTACTTTTAATGATAGTAGTATTAAACGAAGCACCATAACTGGAACAATCACATGGAATAGCTCCTATCCAAATGATTATAGTTTAACTTACTACTATAACAACGCCACCACTGATGGTGATTGGAGTAATCTTAACAACTGGTGGTTGGATGAAAGTTGCACAATTCCCATCAACGGGGCCATAGGACTACCAGACGCTGGAACAGTTCCCCAAAATCAAATTGATAGCGTTGTTATATTAGCTAATGTAAATACTGTTAGTCTTGGAGTAAGTATAGAAACTTTGGCCAAATGTAAAAATCTAACTGTTGGTACTAGTAGTGTTGGAAATATAAATTTTGACATTAATATTACTGTGAGTTATACTGTTACTTTTAATAATAATAGTAATTTTGCGTATTATGGTAATAAGATTATCTATATTGGTAATAATGTTGTTGTTCCTACTATAACATTTAATAATGGTAGTAGTATTGATGGTAGCATACAACCGTACCTAAGTGCAACTTACAATGTGCCAAATATTATTCTAAATGATAGTTATGTTAATGAGGCCGCTTTAAATAATGGAGCAAATATAGCTGGAAACTTAACTCTCAATAACTATAGTAGCATAACTTTTTATAGCTCTCTAATGACTAGTAGCAACAATTATATTTTTAATCACAATTCACAAATATTTGGACTAGGAAACTATGGAACTTATTTCGATATACCTTGCCAATCCATGACTTTTAATGATTATAGTGGCGAGAGTACTTATCTGTTTATTGGAAGATTTAACTGTTCTAATGTGGTTTTGAATGACAATTCATTTATTGATAAAAGAATAGACTTTGCTTTTAGTTCTTTAGTGTTTAATGATTACTCTTCATATAGAAGTTTGGGATGGAACTCAGAAAGCGCTTTCGGTAGTTTTTGGTATGATTATGGTCAAGGAACCAACTCCTACACCTTTAATGACAATTCATTTAACTATGGATACATTTATACAGGA